TGGAAGCTTTGCCTAGCGTATACATAGAAGCCATCTCAGGTAAGAGCGGAAGAGGGGTAGCGGAATACAGATTCACAGAAGGCTATATAAACACGAAGATGGACGCTGAGAATGTGATCCACATCAAAAACGTGCAAATGGCTTTCGGAAGCGGTGAACATTTATACGGACAAAGTCCTTTACAAGCCGCCTTTAAATCAATTCAGACTTCAAATAGTGGCTATGATTCCCAAAAAGCGTCTATGGATAACCAAGGAGCCGCTGGTATTCTCTATAACAAAGGAATTGATTTCGCTGGTGGTAAGGATGCTTGGACACAAGACGAAATTAACGAGATGCGCCAAAGCATTAAGGAAGTCCGAAAGAACTCAAATTCTAATTCTATTGGTGTTGGTGTCGGTGACTTGGGTTATATCAACTTCGGTATTACTCCAGTCGATATGGGGATAATGGAGGTTCTAGACCTTTCGTTAAGTGACGTTTGTAATGCCTACAACTTGCCCGTTGGTCTGTTCAATAACAACGATTCTAGCACATTCTCGAATCAGGAGCAGTACAGAAAGCAAGCTTACACGGACTCTATCCTTCCCACTCTGAATAAGTTTGAATATTCCTTCAATCGTTTGTTTATGAATGACGAGGGGGTTTATTTCAAGTTTGACACTTCAGAGATTCCCGAACTCCAGGCCGACAAGAAGGAGCAAGTTTCTGCCCTTAGTGGTGCGTATTGGATGACCCCGAACGAGAAAAGGGAAATGATGGGGCTTGCCGCTATTGAGGACGCTGATATGAACCAAGTATATGTACCTTCTAGCCTTACGCCAATTGATTTAAGCGGCTTTGAAGGTGAAGAATGAGCCCAGCAGACAAGCGATATTTAGACGTTAACAGACGTAGGGACAAGATTTCTAGGCGTTACGCTCGTGAACTCACGGAAGAAATCTACAAGGCTAACCTAAAGTATATAAAGGGGGCCGACCTAAGTAACCTAGAGAACGTCATTTATCCCATAAACTACCCTTCTACTGACGTAGAGAAGCTAATAGAAGACCTTTATTTTGATGCTGGCTATTTATTCTCTGACCAGTTCGTTAAGGACTTTGCACAAGGCAAGTTTAAGAGTGATCTAAGCGAGGGTATCCCAAAGGTGCAATGGAAGACCGAGGCCATAGGGAAATACTTTCGGAGCAACATAGGCCAAATAAAGACCATTAGCCTAACTTCTGAGATTGGGGCGCAAAGGCTTCTTAATTCGGTTGTCTACGATGCTATTCAAGACGGCAAGGGGATAAGGGCGGTAACCGATGCACTCAAAAAAGATAAGTTTCTAAGGAACCTGAAGAGAACTTCACGCTTCCAAGCCGAAAGAATAGCCCGAACTGAAACCCTTAGTGCCGCTTCTTACGGTGAGTATCTAGGCTCTCAGGAATTGTTTCAGAAGTACGGGGTTACAATGGGTAAGTATTGGATTGCTAAGAAGGATGCTAGAACCCGTAATTCTCACAACGAGATGAAACGGAGCGAAACCATAGGAGCAGAAGAAGACTTTGAGGTTGGTGGGGCTAAGATGCAGTTTCCAGGTGACCGAAGAGGAGGCCCAAGCCAAGTAATAAACTGCCGTTGTGCGTTAGGTTGGCGAAGAATAGAAGAGGAAACACCAGCACCCCCACCACCACAAGCGAACATCCCGACCCCTATAATTCCTGAAGATGTTAAGCCCACGGGTTTCGGTATCTCTAAGGAGGTGACAGATGCACTAGCTAAAACAGAAAAATACTATAAAAGTAAAAGGCTTAAGGTGCCTAAGTGGAATGAAGACTTTAAGAAACTTTTATCCATCCCTATTAAAGACGCCCCATCAATTAGCAAATTTGGGGACATTTCTGATGTTTCACATAAGGGGCACCCTTATTATGACGAGGTGAAGGGTCAGGTTAATATCGGAGGTGTATCTAGGAAAAAACCTTCTCCTTGGTATTCCGAATCTATAGTATATCACGAATATGGTCATGCAATACATTCCCGTCAGAATATAGCTAGGCCAATGATTTCACAATTAAATAAAAATTCTAGTTTTGTAAAAACATTTGAATCTCTGAGAGATGGCGGTTACCACGCTAGAAGTTCTAAATATGGGAATATAGATAAACACAACGTAATTAGGAAGCGGTGGAAAAATTTAGAAGCTGAATTTAAGTCAAATCATAGACGTGCATTTAACTTAAATAGGAGTGGTCAAGTTTCGGAGGCTGTTGAAGTGCTAGAAGAGGTTTTTGGTATGAAAAAGGGAAGCTTAAAGGGGTACACCTATGATGATGTAGTGGAAATGTATGCAAAATATGCCGACACTATACAATCCTTAACTGGAGGTGGAATAGGTTTCGGGCATAGTGTTTCATATATGCGCCAAAGTCCTCGTGCATTTGCTGAGTTCTTCGCTCACGCTTCAGAAAATAGGTTTTTAGGGAACCCCGTTTTTGAGCATTTGGACAAGTCGCTTTATGACGAAATGATTAAAGCAATGAATGAATTATTAGAAGAAAATGGAATCTGACCCAATACAAGACTATATAAACAAGTATGGTGAAAGGGCTTACGAATTAGTTGGCCCCCACCGTTATGACTATGAATTGTTAGCCAAGTCTGTTAAACTAGGTAAGCCGCTCGTGATTGTCGAAAGACCTCAATTAGACGGGGACTATTGGGCGTTAAGATCAAAAGAGCAGTTCGCCAAGACCTACGGCTTTTACCCAAAGGGGCAAGAACCCACGGAATTATCTTAGACCCTATGTTTAAACCAACTCAGGAAATCATTGACAAGGCCCAAGGGGTTTTGGACTATGTCGCTGAAAATGGTTGGGGGACGTGTGGGACGGACGTAGGGAAGCAACGAGCAAACGACCTAGCCAAAGGCCGTGAATTGTCCCTAGATGTCGTTAAGAGGGTTTATAGCTACCTAGCTAGGGCTTCTGAGTATTATGATGGGGGAAGCTATGAGAAGTGTGGGAATTTGATGTATGACGCTTGGGGAGGGAAGCCAGCCTATTACTGGTCTAAAAAGATTGTGCAAGAAAATAAGAGTATGGATAAAGTATACACAACCAAGAACACGAGCCTAGAGTTAAAGGACGTGGACACCGAAAAGGGAACCGTTGCTGGCTACTTCTCAGCCTTCGACAATGTCGATAGCCACGGGGACATAATGCGAAGAGGCTCTTACGCTAAGAGTATTCAGGAAAACGGGCCAATGGGTAAAGGGCGTATCGGTCATCTGTATATGCACGACCCACTTAATCCTATTGGGAAGATCACGGAACTTAAAGAAGATGACTTCGGGCTTTATTTTGAGTCTAAGATGTCTAAGCGGCCTTTTGCCCAAGATGTGCTTACAATGTACCAAGAGGGTATAATTAAAGAACATTCAGTAGGTTTCGTTCCGCTCGTGTTCTCTGAAATAAGAGATGTCAACAATAAGCTAAAGGGCTACGAAATCACAGAAACCAAACTAAGGGAAGGTTCTAGCGTGGTCTTTGGTGCTAACGAAAACACTCCCTTTGTTGGAATGAAGAGCCTCGAAGAGATAGAGGGCAGAATGGAGGTATTGGAGTCCTTTATTAAAGGGGCTAATGTTACCGACACTACATTTGTTACCATTGAAAATGAATTATCGCAACTCAAAGCGTTGATTAATACACTCGTGACTAAAGAGCCGTTGAAAGACACTCCGAATAACGAGCCGTTGAACGTCTTAGAATTGTGGAAGTCAATTAATGTTTAACCTTCCTAAAACGAGAAAAGTGGAAGAGATCAAAACACAGTTGGAGGCCATCAAGAAAGACCTTGACGGTGCTATCAACGCTGGTGCAGAAGCATCAAAAGAATACACTCAGGAAAAGCTGAACGCTTTCAACGAGGTACTAGAGAAGTCTAACGCTTCTATTGCTAACCTGGAGGCTCGTGTGAACGAACTCAAGGCTAACGGTATGGAGGATAAGGAGGCAGTCGCTAAGACTACTCAGGAGGCTC